CCCCTGAATTGGGAGGCGCGGCAATCGGCACCAAATGGGAGTGCGGGGATTGCGGGTGGTCTGATTCGAACTAGCAAACCCAACGTTAGCGAGTCTTAGCAAGACTCGCACAAGCCAGAAAAACCAAGGGATTTTCCGTCCGTGGTCCTAGTTGTGGTCCTGGTATCTTCACGCCAGAAAAAAAGCATTGCAAAAATTATCTCCTTTGCTGATTTAGTGCATTGCTTTTAATCTTCTAGGCCGATACAATCACTCGTACAAGCGACGCACAGTGCGACGCGGGAGACGAGAACAGCAAAGGGCGAATGACATGATGACACCAGCACAAATCGAAACCGCAACTTTGGATGAACTGACCGACGAGCTCGGAGCGGCGGGGGCCTACAGCCAGTACACTGACATTGACGAGGCTCGACAAGCAGTTCGAAACATAATCGCCCAGAATCAACAATTTGCTGTCCAGTACGAGTTCATGGGCGCGACGAATCAAATCAAGAGCAACGCGGCACAGGCAGTGGCCGACGCCATGGAGATCCATGGGACGACTGACACGACCAAAGAGGTCATCGCTAAGGCTTGTCAGATCCTCGGCAGAGACTGGGATCCCAAGTCCGTTTTGGCTATGATCGAAAATTGCAGCTTTTCCAGGATCGATCAAGAGGCGTCGGCGGATGCCTAAGAACACCGAACCACCCAAGCGTCCACGAGGTAGGCCGGTAACCGGTCGGCCTCGCAAACGAAACACCACTTTGCGGCTCGCTCCAGACGTCGCAGATTACCTTGACACGGTCGCCAAGAAAGCCGAGACGGTCGAGGCTGCGGTGCGATCGACGGACGGCTACAAGCAGCAAACAGGGGGAAACCATGGGTAAGCGTGAGCCAAAGACGATTGATCCGAAGCAGATTTCCGAAGCCCTTGCCCTTTTTGCCGGTGCGATGAAGAGGGCAGCACAAGCCATGGAAGACCTGGTTAAATCTCCAGAGTTCCAAGAGTTCCTGGCAAAGCACTATCCGCCCAAGGGCCCGCAGCTCGGAGAAGCAAACCATGGAAATGTTTGAACCAAAAATGATGATGATGATCGGGGACGTCGGCAGTAAGCGACTGGAGTTCTCCACTGTCCTGTCACAAAAAGAATTCTTCGAGTTGATGCGCGAGACTAATCGAATCTTTTCTTTTGCCCTGCGAACGTGGGACCCAGAAACAGGCAATGCGGTGATTGAGCTTGTGCCAGGAAACGGCATGGCATTGGTTAGTAAGTACGCGGAATGGGAAATGACCGACCAGTCGCCCGAAAGCGTCGAAATTCGTGACGCCTACTACCGAGCTCGTCGCAAATTCTACAAGGATCTTCTACACGAGATCAGTCGCTCGATGGACGAGCCAACCGAATCTGTACCGGAACAAGATCCATCACCCACTCTTCCGCCTGAGGGCCCGCAGCTCGGCTAGGGTAAGCTTGCCATCGTTCGGCCGCTTGGCGATCTTCTCGACGGCTTCGACTCGCTGCTCGACCGGTGACGGCTCTCGGGATTGATCCTGCTCGGGTCGATCCTGTCCGGATCGGTCGGACATGGAAATCTTGCGGCGGCGTACCACTCGATCCGACTCACCGGGAACTTTCACCCCCAGGATCGAGGCACCCACCGCGGCTAGGATCGTCGCGTCAAGGAAGTGATTGTCCCGTCCTGGCCTGCATCCCCACTCAAACAGCTCTCTGCCTTGCCCCTGAGTCTTCGTGGGGTATTCTGCAGAAAGGTTGTCAGCGATCATCCGGTGACGCAGCGGGGCGGCTCGGTAGAGCCACCAAGCACCAGGCTCCCCTGCATCGGTGGTCCAGCGTTCCATCATGGCCGTCTTCCAAGTGTTCGTGTCGACGAGGCAGTACCGCGGGGCCCGGGTGCCTCGGGTCGGTGGCATGCGCCAACCAAACCCCATCCGCTCCCCGGCTTTCTTCTTCTCCTGGTTCCAGGGCCTCTGGCGTGCAGTGACTCCCTTGCCATGGCTTGGAACCACGTGCTGATGTATCTGGGAGAATCGATAGACGACTTCCGTCTGGTACCCCGCATCCACGACCATGATCTCAGGCCGGAACTGCGTCCCGTCGTCGCGACTATAAATCACCGCTTGTCGCTCGTCTCGGAGCTTGCCTAGCGCGACCAATAGCGACTCGGTAGAGGATCGGATTCCGGTGGCTCGTATGATGGTCCGATCGATGTCGGCGAGCGTGACATAGTCGATCCCAGGCTCGGGCCAGATCCCATAATCGACAACTACCCCGGAGAAGTCGGCACCGACACCGGCAACGACCCACCAGAGCGAGGATCCTTGAACGTCGACCCCCAAGGTAATGTGCTCGACCCAGTCGGGAATCTCCCCTCGGCGGTGCGTCGGGAGTATCCGCAAGCAGAACTCGTCGGAGGTCAGGCAGCGGATGCCATCGACGGCAACAATCGATTTCTTGGGCTCGTTTTGATACTCGGCGTCAAACGTGTCCGGATTATCGAAACGGAGATTCTCGGCGTGCTGGATCGCCGAGATCTCGTGAGGAAACTTGCGATGTGCCCAGCCCACCCGGGACCCTGCGTCCATCGCTTCGCGGTTGGCCTTGTAGAACTTGTTGCCCTTGGGATGCTCGTCGTTTCCTTCGGCGATCTCTTCGGCGCGGATGTCGAAGTACTTTGTCCACAATTCCCGGTTTGTCGGCCACTCATAGACCAGCCGGCATCGATCGCCGTGCCATTTGGGCATGAGCTTGTGGTTTAGCATCCGGTCAGCTACGTCGCCCTCTCGGATCACGGTGACGGCCGCAAAGCCTGCGATTCGTTTCCCAGGCCCACCAAGGCCCAGGATTGCGCCACCGATCACCTTTTCCCGCTTGGCACATTCCGCGTCGGACAATGCCGAAGTGTCGGTCTGTGGGTCGTTGACGAGCACGAAACTAGGGCGGATGGTCTTGCCGTCGGCGAGTACCTTCTGCATGCCTCGGACTCTCCCAAGGATTCCGGTGCAGCGAATAATTGCCCCAGCCGCCTGCGATCCCTCTATCGTCGGAAACACGAGCTCTTTCCGACGCCATCCAATCAGCGTTCGCTTGCCCTGGGTCGTCTGCGCGTTGCCTCGCTGGGTGATTCCCTCGAGGCATCGGATCGGAAAAGCGATCTCAGGAAAATCCTCCAGGAGCAGTGGATTGGTTTCCCACTCCATTTTGATCACATCGAGCGATTCCTCGGCAGCACCTTCGTCGGCTTCGACTAGGACTCCGAATCGCTGATGTCCATAGGACAGCACCCAGAGCAGGGCTCGCAACAGGACAGTTGTCTTGCCACTCCCTCGCGGCATGGCGATGCACTTCAAGCTTCCGTTGATCGCTCGCTCTTCGATTTCCTTGAGGATCCGCTCATGGTCCTCACTGAACGGCAGCGGGAAGGACTCTTTGAAGTACGTCAGAAGGTACTTCTTGAGATTGAGCCGACAGGACTCTCGTCGCTTAGGATTGACGATCGCCGGAATCGGCCCGATGTCTCTGGCCTCGGTCGATTCCTCTTTGGCTTTGGAGGCCTGGCGTTTGCGGTGCTTGGCGTAAGAGTCCTTGGGACGCTCCGAGCCAGACTCGTTGTCGTCGTCCTCGGGATCCTCGGGAGCTGCTGCGGCTGGCGGTCGCTTCTTTGCCATCAGTATCGGCTCGGCCTTTGGCGTGGAATACCATGCTTGGGGGCACAGTTGCATTGACGGTAGTACCAAGTGATCCGCTCTCGAGTGGAGGCGGCTTTGTACTTGGCTCCACAGCAGGGGCATGTGGGCGCTGTGCCTCTAGCCTGCCTGCGGTATCGTCCGTGTGGACTGGAATTGTGGGGCATGAGATGTTGCATCTCAGCATTCAGTTCGGCGAATACGACCATAGTCCTGAGTCCTCCTGGCTAGTGCGAATCGAAGTCCCATCAAATAGCGACGCTCCGTCTTTTGGTTGCTCTTTGGTTGCCACTCCGAGCTCGACCAGCCTTTGGGAAAGCGTCTGGTGCTCGCTGATCCACAGGTGGCCTGGTTGCTTGGATTTGGGCCGGAGGTTGCGAAACCACTCTCGGTCATGCTGCGGGGTGGGGATGAGCACTCGAGTCCACAAGGGGCACTTCTCGAGGATTCCGACCGTTGCACGGTAGGCCGCGACTCCGGCAGGATTTGGTTCCTCCTTGTCGTGCTTCTCGTCAGTGCCCATGCGTTTATGCTCGATCTTTCGCGACATGGGCGGCGTGAAGCAGTCGATCAGCACCAGTTCGATCTCGCTGTCGTCAGGGAGCATGATGCGGATCACGTTGGGGGACAATGCGAACATGATCTTCGCGCGAGTCATCAGGCCTAGCAATCGTGGGCAACGCATGGGCGTCAATCCTTTGGGGTGAGTGTGAGCGCAGGGTTTCCTACCAAGCGGAGCTGCTCGACGAGCGATCGGAGCAATTCGGTTTTCTTTGGCTCGCCGGAAGCATGGACGAAATGGGCGTCGGGCAAAATCCGGTTGAATTCTTGGTTCCAGACCTGACAGTTCTTTTGAGGCGACAGCATTCGCTTCGCGACTTGCATTCGATGAAAGTTGATCCCGACCAAGGTTTGCTCGGAGACATGGCCAGTGGGGATCGGCAGCGTCGGAGGCTTCCACACATCCGCACCGTGCTGCTTGCAATGAACGACTCCCGAATTCAGGGATTGAATGAAAAGCCTAGAGACTGGCCGGTAGTCGATGCAGCTCGAAACCGACTTGACCGACGCCTCGACCCAAGATGTCGCAGGCAGGTAATTAAACTCGTCGTGAATCGAAACGCTCGCTTGTGTATGGAAAATCGATTCGTCGGCCGATTCGGTGACTAGCACATCAGCGTCTAGGTAAAGCGTTTCCTCGTACTGTTTCGCGAATGCATGGACCCGGAACTTCTCGAGGCCCCACCAGCCCTGGGTGGTATTCTTCAAGGCGACAAAATCCGCACCGCAGGCCTCGGCGTAGGCTCGCATCGGTCCCTCGGTGAACCGCAGCCACTCACGAGCTTTGCCGGTTGCGACGGTGATCACAAGACGCCGACCGCCCTTGATGGTATCATTCACAGGGCGAAACCAAGCCACTTGCCCGGCCGCAGCAATCCTCGACCAGATCTCGCGAGCGCGGGCAAGTGGCACTTGGGGGTGGGAGTGATCGACATCGATCCTCTCGTTGATGGCGTTGTGCAGTTCGACCCCCCAATAGAAAAACGAATCGGGACTCACGAGTACTTCGTCCGTCAGTGGAAACGTTTCCAAAGTCGCCTGGATGTGGATCGCACAAGAGCACCCAGGAGGAAGACTCCACCGGAGCCACTCGGCGAACCATGCCTTGGCCTTGGCCGGATCCCAGTCGGTGGCGTGGCGAAACGAATACAGGTGGAGTGCTGGCCAACCCAGGTCCCGTTGCTCGGGCTCAAGGTACAAATCCTCGCCAAATTCGTGCGTTACACCACTGATGCCATCGACGGTCTGGGCGATAAATGAACCTTCTCGGATTGGATGACCGAACATGTCTCTCATCAGGAAAGCTCCACAGTCCATTCGGTCGGGAATGCAGTCGGGGGCAGCGAGCCAGGCGTGACTATTCCTGAGTCGGTTGATCCGGTCAGTGTTTGTTCAAAACCACTTGAGACATTGACGAAATTCGGAGGATCGCAAAACGGATCGTCGCAGCTTGTTGGCGTGCAAATGCTGTTCTCGGCATCTTCAAGACCTCCAGTGTCAGTCGGCAATTCATCGAAGGCATTGCAAACAAACGCAGGGGGATCGGCAAATGTAGGAGTGATCGCCGAGATGCTCGCTGCACACTGCGGGCCGCAGCTCAGGCCAACAGCATTGGCTGTGTTGAACACCATTGGGAACTCGAGAGTGGCGACCGAGCGACGCAACACGAGACGAAACGGGTGCAGCGTGACGGACAACAGCGATGGGTTGAAAGGCGGCGGTGATCCGACCGGCCAAGATCCGCTGCTCCCGGATTCGCAAGTAGTACTCAACGGGAAGTCGCAAAAAGACGCTGAGGAAACAACCGTGGTTTGTGAACCTTGGGTGTATTGCGTCCCCCAGGTCACACCGATTTGTCCATCGATCACCAGTG